CATATTGAGAATCATTTTTGCTCCCTCCAATCCTTCGCCGCGCCTGCCAGCGCCGCCGACCAAAAGCCCATCGCGGCCGCCGCCGGAATGATCCACAGCAAGTGCCATGCGTTCATCATACACTTGCCCTCCCTTACACCAGCTTGTGTGCAAACCAGCCACGAACATCGTTGCACTGAACTTTGTACAGACCGGATTCGGTCAATGCAGCCATGAACCCCTCGGGATGGCGAAGAACCACGTTGGGCGTACCTTCGCAAATCAGGTTGACATAAAAGAACGTTGCTTCGCCGTACCAGTACCCGCGTGGAAGGGTCAGCACCAGTTCTGTGCCTTCCGTAGCCGTAACGTTGTAGGTTCGACCTTCGATAGCGAACGGCTGAGTCGAAAGGTCTACGGTCTGGTTGATATCTACGTAGTCGTAGTATCGGTCACAGTCCTTAATGATCATCTGATTCTTGGCGAAATAGCCTCGCTTGCCAATATCCACGCCATCCGTCGCGTCGTCGGTGTACTTGATCAGACCATCGAAGTAGTTGTAATACTCTGGGTTCTGTCCTTCCTGCACAAGCTGGTTGGCGAACACGAATCCGGTATAATTGAACGTGTTTCGGTTGGCGTCTTGGCCGAATGTGATAAACGTATCCCAACTGTTTTCCCACTTGGAGAAACGGCAGCCGTGGAACTGGTTGAATTGGAAGAATCTAAGTTCCATCCCCTCTGAACAACCCTCGATCCCAATGTTATTGAATTTGTTGCCGTTAAATGGATCTGTACATCCGTTTTTCACAGTTCGGATTGGACAACCGCCCATCAACGCGCCGCTTGTGAAGGTGTTTTCGTTGATGTACGACCCAGAAGCCATCGTGGGCTCAAACAGAATACATGTTTCTGCCGTGATTGCTTTAAACTTCACATTGGTGTAAGCAATACCACCGCCGTCAGGATTAAACCAGATACCACGTTCAAGATGATCGGTCAGGCCAATTTCAATGTGATTGTAGAACGGGCTATGAGAATTGTCTGCGCTAATTCTGATACCCGTTCCAGTTTTGGGCGTTACGGTTCCAATATGACGGATATAGATGTTGTTGCTGTTGGTGTTGACCATCAGAGCCGCGCAGTCGTTCACTTTCAACGTGCCCTCGCAATGGAATCGGCATTGAGCGCCTCGAAGGCGAAGTTCGCTGGTAATGAGATATACTCCATTGGGCGCATACACGTTATCGCTATCATTCAACGCAGCTTGGATCGCCGCAGTGTCATCCGTTACGCCATCGCCTACAGCGCCGTAGTCTTTTACGGAAACCACGTTGATGCTGGAAGAACCGCCGCTGCCATACCCATCCGGCAGATATTTGGCATCCAGCTTGTGAACGATCTCCGGCTGGCCGTACAGGCCGAAGGTGAACGTGTCATTTTCGCCCGCGTAAGTCAATAGACCGAAAATGCCGTCCATGGCTTCTACCGTTTCTGATGGCACAAGCGCGACCAAAAAAGGCTCGCCCGTGTCCGGCCCGCCAATAAAAAGTTTTTGGTTTCCTACCACCACAAGCTCCTCGCCCTGGGCTGACAAGCTTTGTGCTGTGCATTCGTATTTTTGTCCATCGACCAGCGCAATGACTTTTTCTCCAACATTAACCTCCATCAAAGGCGGATACATGATTTCGACAGTTTGATATTCATACGCGGCGCTGGGATAAATCTCAGGCATTCCCATTGTGACGGTGAATGCTTCACCTATCAATTCTGGGGCAACTGTCAGCAAGCCAGGCCATCCGAACGATTCTTGATCATCGACAAGGTAGAGCGCAAACAGCTCGTTTTCTTCAACAATTGCCTTTGCACTATAACCATAATATGGCAAGTTTTTTTCCACGGCTTTGATTTGATAAAACTTGCCGGAAACCTCCACAGTGTATGGCTTGCCAGCACGAATAACAAATGGCTCGGAAATCTGATTTTCCTCACTCGCAATGCTAAAGATATTTAAAACCGTCTCTGCGCCTGGTTCTGTCCAGTGCGTTTTCTTCACCCAACCTGTATACCCTTTTGGGTCTGTTGCAAGCATCATGTTGGGATGGCCAGCCGAAAGGAATTTAACATCAAGGGCATGGATGGTCTCCGGCTGGTCGAAAAGCCCAAAGGTAAATGTGTCATTTCCTCCGAGGTAAATAAGCTGGGCATAAGCGCCAGCTGTTTCAACCATTTCGTCAGGAACAACCATAAGAACAAAGGGTTCCCCGGTATCATCGCCCCCCATAATCGATGCGTTTCCGACACCGGCTGCAAGAATACCGCCAATGTCCATTTCAAAAGCTGCACCTGTGTACGCAACGTCATCGAGCAGAACGACGTAAGTCTGCCCAACCGTCAGCTTTTTAGGAAGCGGTTTGTCGAGCACGTTTTCTTCTCCGCTGTACGAATCAACGGGGAGGATGGCGCTCATGCCTTCGTAAACTGCAAATGTTTCGCCAACAAGCTCGTCTGAAACGATAAGAGTCGCGTAAAATCTAAGCGCATTAACGATGTTTTGATCCTTTAAGGATGCGAGCACGAAAGGAGTAAACTCATCGCCGATCATCGCATGATCATAGGGGATTTCTTTCGACTGGTACGCTGTCAAATTGTACGTTTTGCCACCAGCAGTTACCATATAAGTTTGCCCAATCTCAATCGGGACTGGAACTTCAATTCCGGACTCCGTTTCGGTGGGCTGAAACGACCAAACAATCTTCGCTCCAGGTTCTGCCCAATGAGTGCGCTTATCCCACTTGGTAGCGCCATCTGCATCGGTCACCAGCATCATGTTAGACTCGCCGCCCTCAGGAAGGCCGTTGCCGCCGGACACGTCGATATTGTCGATCATCTCCTTGAGCGCCTTGCCCTGTGCAGCAGACAGCGCGGAACTGGTACTGGTGCTGGTCAGATTGTTCACGACGGTCACCGCATCCGACGCGTCCGTTTCCGTGAGATATCCGCTGTCGTTTTCAAGCTGGCTCGTTTTGGTAGGAACCTTGCCCGCCACGTGTTCCTTCACTTTGCCCCACAGGTACGATACGCCGTTGCTGTCAAGAAACTTGCTCATTTCAAGATCGCCTCCAAATCTTCGTCGGTGATAGCTTCACAGGCACAGTTGTCGCCTGTGCCGTTCCCGTCGCCGCTGCCTGTGTCGGCGCTTCCGCTACCGGTCATGCCCGACCCCATGGCAACAATCATCACATTTACCACAACATCAGTAGCAGGCAGCTCCACACACGTGAATGTGATGGTTCCTTCTCCCTGCAAGCTGGCTCTCACCTCAGCGTTATGGTACTGTTTTTCATTCGCTCGATCAGGCGCCGGGGATACAATAGCAGAGGTTTGGCTCGTGTCGGCGCTCATCCCGGTGACAGGAACCGTCTGCTCATAGAGCTCGCCTTTTTGCGTCCAATCTGCCGCCGCAAGCGTAATGCTTTCAGTTTGTACTTGCGGGATGTCATCGTAAGTCTGTATTCCCAGGATCTTTTTTGCATCATCGACATTGTCTACGCCAAGGCCGCCCTTTCCAATGGGTAGAATGCCGACTAACTCATCTAACCGCGGCATGGGGTGTGCATGGTCGCCACGAGCCATTTGCATGCTGCTGCCGCTGTTGGCCTCTCCGAGCCCCAAGGGTGTATCATCGTAAAATTTGAGGCCGTTGATCTGCCCGTCTCTACCCGGTGGAATAATCAGTTTTATTACCGGGCGGTCGAGGGGGCCCCTTACTTCCAGCTGTACTTGCTCTCCTGGTTTCCCTGTTTCAACCTCAAACTGAATAGCTGGTATGGCGAGTTTCTCTGTGCTGATGTATTCTTTCAGCGCGTGGCTCCAAATGCGCCAGTGATAATCCTCACCGATCTGCACTATGTTCTCCATTTCACGTACAGCTTCCAAGCTTTCCTGAATCAGCTGAAAGAAAGCCGGCGCAGGGTCCTTGGCAGAACCAGGCGCAGGCATTGGGATCGAGTATTCCACCACAAATGGCATGGTGTAGCTGTGTGCAATCGCATCCTGCGCATACAGAGCGATCTGCATCAGTCCCTTGCCCGCTTCCGCAGCCATGCTCGCCGGTAAGGTAAACCGCAGGTAGTTTTTTTCCTCCACCTTTACTTCGTAGGGTTCACTGGGAACGCCATCCTTTTCATAGCTTACAGTGGCGATCATGCCAGTCATGTCCAGCAGTGCATTAGGTGTTTCATATACCAACAGCCGCACTTCAACGGCGTTATAGTCATTTTGCCTTACTTCAACCGGCAGTGTTCCGCTGCCGTTGCTCAGGCAAATCATCCGTTCAATCACCATGGCCTCCGCCTCCTTTCCATCTCAGCATAGCAAAAAGGCGCAGGGGTTTTCTCCCTGCGCCGGTTGTGTTGTTTACTTTTTCAGCCAGTTTGCCAGGTACTTATCATCCTTTCCAAACACTTGCTTGATTGCATCGCCCAGCCGTTTGCGTTCTGCAGGACCAGCCGCAATGTATAGCGGTTTCAGCTGCTTAAGGATATTCGTGTCCACCGTCTTCTGCGGATCCTGCGCCGTGCTGTCTGCGATCATCTCGCTGCGCACCAGCGCAATGTCCTCCAAGCTGCATGTGCCGTTGGCATATCCCTGCACCACATTGGCAGCCTCCGTGTAGCTCCATGCTTTGCTGTTCAGCGGGGTGGCTGCTTCTTCTTCCTCTTCTTCGCCTTTTTGTTCGTTGGCATAGACGGCAACGCTCTTGTCGAAGATTTCCTCTGCCCGGCTGTCGCCATTTTCGCCAAGCATATCGCCGTACTCGTCCACAAATTCGCTGCGGATCCGTGCATATTCGCTGACTTTACCGCCTTGTTTTGCGGTGTGCGCGGCCAAAACACGGGCGTCTGCATCCTCTGCAAACTTGCTTGCCATGGCGCTGTCAATGGCTTTTTCGTCCTTCCCCAACTTTCTGCTCACCCGATTCCACTTCTTGGAATTTCCGTCCAGCATAGCATTGTATAGATTCTCATAGCCAATGCTGCTGCTGGCAGTCTCGGTCTTCTCGCTGATGGGGTCAAGCCCAACGGCCTTCAGCAGCAAGTTGGCAAAGCCATAAGTATCTCGCAGCGCATTGCTGAAGCTCTGGCCAGTCACGCTGTCCACCGCTGTTGCCAGCTGACGTGCCCAGCCCCAACCGCTTAGCTTGTTCTCACCGGTCACAAGCTTGCCCACGTTGGTACCCACCTGCACCAGCTTCTCCATGCTTTGCATGTCCGTCCTGCTCACGTCGTAGCCTTGGATCAGGCTAAGCCCATCCTTAATGTAAGGGATCAGCGCCAGCGGGTTCAGGCCCGAAATCACGTTCGAATCCAGCGCAGTGCGTACATAGTCCATAAACTTCTCTCAGCTGCTCCAGTCGCCAAACATAGCCTTGCCCCATTTCTCCCAGAAGTCCTCATCATCTCCGTTGCGCACAGCGTCAATCAGGCTCTGGGCAGCAGCATTGACGATGGTATTCAGCGCATAGGCGCTGATCGTCCGGCAGAATTTACGCTTAGCCACAGGGTCGTGCCGGTTTTCTTTCAGTCGCTGCATGGCGCTCGCCAGCATGTTGTAGGTCTTGCTGGGTTCGCTCATGAAGGAGGTAGCCATCTTGGTCAATCCATCGCCGCTTCGCATCAGCTGGGTGCGGTGAAACGGGGTGTCAACCACTTGTGTGTAGTCGATGATGCCGCTCATCCGATTGCCCACCGCTTCGTAGTAGGCCTCGCTGCCCACAGTCAACTCCGGCTTCAGCTTCCGGGTCTCCGCTTCGCATGCCCGCCAGATGGCGCCAAAGGTCATCTCATCCATCTTGCCAGCCAGCCACATGCCCTCGTCCTTCACTTTGTCTCCCACACTGCGGTTGTCAAATAGGGCTGCCCTCAGACTCTTGCCCATGTCGGTCTCGAAGAATCCCATGCTTTTCAAAAGAGCGATGGGGCAGTGCTGCTTGCTCAGTTCAATGGCTTTTTTCAGCTTCACCCTGCCACCCTTACCGGTCAACCCGCTCATTCCTCGGACGAGGAATCGGTAATCGATCATATCGCCAGCCCGCAGGATCGCCGTTGGCTGCTGGATCACCACTCGCACGTTACGGCCTACGCTGCTGCTCTTCATCACGCCGGTCAGCTTCTCCGTCCATTTCGGGCTGTAGCTCCTGTTCACCTCGCCATTCAGGTCACGGATCAGCTGGGGAATGTACTCCGCAGCTTCCTTTCCCCATTTGGCTTGGATCATCTTCTTCACGCTGCTGCCGTCACCGGGCCGGTAGTTGTACCAGCGCACCAGGTCAGCAATCGGGGCTGCATAGGCGTTGTAGGTGGCCATGTTGTCCACGTGCCGGCAGAAGGTATCAAAGATGTCGCCGATGTACAGCGCATTCTTGGCCTTCTCTTTCAGTGCCTTGGTCATGCCCATGTTGGCAATAGCGTACAGGTTGTCCTGCTGCCCTTCTGAGGAAATGTTGCTGTCCACGCTGTCCGGATCAACCCGGATGGGGTAGTAGTTCTTCTCGCCAAACTTCTTGTATCCGTACAGCTGCAAGGAGGTTTCGTTGCCCCACTGGGCGCATTCGTTGGCCATGTACTGCTGCAAGGCATCCGCCAGCGCCTTTTCCTCTGATGTCAGCGTATCGGTCAGCTTTTCAATGTCGCCTTCGTTTACCTTCACCGCTCTTGCCTTGTCGTTGTCACCCACACGGATACCGCCGACGCTTTCATCATACAGGTGCCCTCTTGCTTGCTCACGTTTGTTCAGGCAGTAGATTTCCATCACCTGCCCCTTGGTCAGCTCCACCGTGCCGCCGCTCAGATCGTAGGCTGTTGCCTTTGCCTTCTTCCCAGCAAATAGTTCTTTCTGCACTTTTGCGGGAATTTTGCTCACGGCTTCCTCCACATACGCCATGGCTGCTGCCCGGTGCATCGTCTTCTTGTCCAGGCCATTCCGCAGGCTCTGGTACATCTCTTTGGCTGCGCCGCCCAGCTTGTCGAAGAAGTGCATGCTGTCCATCTGGCCAACCGTCAGGAAATCCCTTGCCCCGTTGACAATTTTGCCCCGGTCTTTCCAGTCTTTCCGTTCTCCTGCCTCCTGCAGGAAGCGGCCCGCCGAACTACTGATGCGAATCGCTTTTTGGTTTGCAAAGGCAGTGTCAGCTTTGTTCACCGTCCACACAGCGCAGTGTACGATGTTTCGCACCTGCTCCATTTGGTCTGCCGTCAGCTGGTCAAGGCTGTTCATGTCCTGCAGCTGCTCCGCCATAAAGCGCATGGTTTCCAGCATGTCACTGTCCACAATAAAGGAGCGAGTGCTCTCCCCGTTCGCTGCATCTTGCATCATGTTACGCAGTCTCAGGATCCTGTCGCCGATGCTACGTTCCCTGCTGCGCTTACCCAAATCAAGGCTCTTGAGGAAGGCGGTCAGTGCGCCGGTCAGCTCGTCCTGCACATGCTGCTTGTCGGTAGGCTTCTCCACCTTCTTCAGCAGCTGGTTGGTCTCCCGCAAAATTTGTGCCCGGTACCGGTTCTTCCGTTCTACATCCCTGTGCCGGGTTACAAACTCACTGCGCCATGCTCTGGCTTTCTCCCGCATGGCTTCCCGGTAGGCTTCCATGTCGGCAAGGTTCTGCTGCTTGGCGTCTGCAATGCGCTTGTCTACTCCCGCCTGCGCTTTTGCAACCCGCAGATCTGCATCCGCTGCTGCTTCGCTGATGGCTTTATCCGCTCTGCGTTCGGCTTTGTCGGCCGCCATTGCGATCCGGACATTCGCATCCTTGGTTACTTTCGCATATGCCTCGTCAAAGGCAGCTTTGTGCTCCTTGGCAAATCGCTCAGCCACTTGCCTGTACTGGTGCAGCTTCAGTCCCAGTCGGTTCTGCTCCTTGGCAGCGCTCTGCACGCCGCTCAGGTTCATGTAGCCCTTGAACAGCTCATGGGTTAGCCATTGGGCAGCCTCCCGTGCGTCCAGTCCGCTTTCGTTGTGGTACACAGGCTGCACATACTCCGCTGCTTCCATCAGCAACCGTACCTGATCGCCGCTGGTAGCATCCAGTGGGAACAGGTGTGGGGCAGTCTCATGCAGCTGTTCCCACACTGCGCCATCCAGCGCACTGCCGCTATTACGCAGGTTCACCCTCCCAAACAGCGCCTGCCGGTACGCACCATAGCTGCCGCCCATCAGGCTGGCCGCTTCCTTCTGCTGCTCGGTACTCAATGCAATCTGGTTGTGCTTCAGGTAGTAGCGCAGATCGGCCACTTCTTCTTCGTGCTGCATATCCAGCGTCTTGCTCTGGCTCAGCATGTCTTCAGCCAGGGCGGTGGCCTCGCTGCTCAGCCCCTGCATATCCAGCTTGTTGCCGCTACGGCTGGCATAGTCAAAGATGCTCTTGATCCGTTGCGTAGCTTCGTCCAAATCCATCTCGCTGCTGGCGGCCTTCAGTACCCTGCGTGCCACTCTGGCCGCCTCCGCATCCGTCATCCGGTGGGCAGCAGTCATGGTCAGCAGCTCCTCCAGCACATTCTCGCCTTCACGCACGGTATCGTCGTAGTCGCTCATGCTATAGCGAATATCAGTATTGTCATCCTGAAAACGCTTAGAGAGAGGGATCACATTGCCAGCATCATCATAGGTCACTGGCTCGGCAGATTTGATCTGAGAGGATTCAAACGCCACCGCTTCGTCGCCATCTTCAGACTGCATCACGCCATCATAGCCCATTTCCTTCAACGTTGCAGTGAATTCTTTGTTGTGATCAAGAAGAACCCTTGTGAAGTTTGGCATATCAACAGAGGAATACACTCTGGATGCAAGGTAATCATAGGAGATACTAAGCTTATCAACCTTGCCAGCCACACGTTTCTGAAATCCGTAGTCTTTGAATGTGTGTTTCTCTCCACCGTAGTCAAACTCATGAATTTCAGGATCCGCAAGCACAACAGTTTCCTTGTCTCCAAATTCTCCGTCCACTTCATCGTACAGGAATTCGGTATCAGAGAGTACTTTCTTGTATTCGTCAGCAAATTCACGGATCGGAATCTCTTTAAAGCTTTCTCCTTTTCTTGCAACATCAATGGTAATTTTCTCTGCGATCTTGGGGAACTTGTCTGCAAAATTCATCAGCGCAACGGCACTTGATGCGTTGTAATCAAATGTTCTCTCGCCGTTGTATTCATGCAGGTTTTCTTGGAAGTTGAATGGGTTTGTCAGATTTAGATATGCAGGAATGATCCTTTTTCTTCCGTAAAAGGATGCCTCTCCTTTAGAATACGCAAAGTAGAACCCACGCCCAAAGAACCCAGTGTCTCCGCTTGACATACCGATATATTGAGGATCAAACACTGTAAAGTCTTCAGAATTGGTTCCATGGTATACAACACGCAATTTCCCATTAGGCGTTCTCAGTTTGGAATCCGGCATGCTTTCCTCAGCGGCTTGTGCAACCAGATCAGCAATCTTGTCCATGTTCCCCTGCTCAACAGCAGAGGAATACGCTGCGTCAAAGTCAGAACGACTGTGCTTGACATTTTGTGTATCCCCTGCTATACTCCTAATGAAACCAAAGCGTTTTCCCCCCAAAGGCACATGGATGCCGCGGGCTTGGAACCACGCAGAGGTTTCTTTTTTGTTTGGATTAAGGTACAAAACGGAGTCGTCTGTAATCTGACGCCAATAATCGCCTCGTGCGTGCACGGTTCTTATCTTTGCAATAGAAGCTGTTCCGCTTCTATCCTTGGCTATCATAACCCCGACAACAATTGGTGTTGTACCATTGTGGATCAGATGCCCATATACGCTCACTGTATTATTTTTATATTGCGTAATGACAATTGGATTTGCTAAAAGAGAAGGGATTTCCTTATACACTTTCTCACTTAGATGATCACCATGCTTGTCCAATTCTTTAAGTGCTTTGCTGACATCAAAGTAAAGTTTACCGTTTGGAATTCCTACTTGCTCAAGTGGAGAGCCTTTTTCAATTGTTCCCACAGTAATATAACTATCCGGGTTAAGCTGACGTAGTTTATCTACAAGCCCAGAAAACAATTTATGTTCTGCGAATGATGCTGTTTTCGGACTTGACTTTGTCCCAGAATTTCCCGAAGCAGCTTCCCCCTCACTCTGCATAATGCTCTCCATCACATCATACAGCCCCTGCAGCGTAGCGGCATCTTCCTTCAGCGCCCCCATCTGCCGCCAGCTCTCGCTGCGCTCGCTCAAGGCCTTGCCCGCTGCTTTCACGTCGCTGATCAGGTTCTTCAACCAGTCCATCAACTTTTCAAACAGCGTCCGATCCTGCTCATACAGCTTTTGCAGCGTGCCTTCGTCCTGCAGCATGGCAGGTACCGTGTTGCAGATCACTTCCTCGGCGGCGTCCTCCCGGCTCAGGCCAAAGCTGTCCATCTGGTACTTAACCAACTTCTCAAAGTCCTGCCCCTTGTCAGTCAGCGCTTCCTGCACCCATCCGGAGAAGGTGCTCCAACTGGTTTCGTGCTCTGCCTTCAGCTGGTGGGTCAATTCGTGCATGGCTACATAGGCGTAGGCCTTGGCATCCGCATCCAATGCGATGTCAATCTGGCCCGTCTGGGGATTGTACTGTCCGTTGGCCCGCTGGCCATCTGCGGTGGCAATGCTGTCCACAATGTTGATGGTTGCGCCCATCCGCTTTGCCAGCTGGCTTACCACTTCCATGTTGGCAGCTGCCACCCGCTGCTCCTGCCGGGTCATGCGGTTCCATGCGCCCTTGGTAAAACTCCGGTTCATTGTGCCCTTGGTAGAGGATAGGGGAGTGGTGGCTTGCTGATGCGCCCCGGCACCCAGCCCCGCAGCATACGCATCCTGCATAGCGCTCTGCGTCATCACCTGCGGGATCACGCTGCCCCGGATCACCTCTGCCATGTCCATCCCGGCTGCTGCCCGGCGGTATACCATGCCATATGCCTGAGCATACTCCGAAGGAGCAACACTCTTGCCATTCACAGTTTCTGTATACCCGGTCAGGTAACTCTGCAATCCTTCGCCGCTCAGGTTCTTGGCGCCATCGGCGGTCATCAGCTCCTGCACCGTTTCGTCCGCAAAGGCCAGCTCGCCAGCCATGGCCGTGCCACGGTTGCCTGCTTCGTCAACGGTGTGCAGTACCACATTCTTTCCATCCTGCGTGGTCTCAAAGCCGATCACTTGCACATTGCCACTACCGTTTTCGGCATCGATCATAGCCGCCGCCATGGGCCGGTCGAAGCGGCTCACACCATCTGCGTCCTCCTGCGCCACCGGTACTGCTTGCGCAGCTGCTTTCTGCTCAGTCTGCTTAGTTGCCAGTGCATCAGCTGCTGCTGCCAGTGGATCCACCATAGGCTGCATCTGCAATTGCTGGTCTGCGGTTTGCAGTCCACTGCTGTTCCTGTTGTAGATGAGTGCGTTGCTACCTGCCAGCAGGTTGCTCCCCTCGCCGCTGAGGAATCCCGTTGCGGCAGCGTTAAACACATCCCACATCAGGTCTTTCTTCGCCTGGGCATGCGCTTCCTCGCTGCTCATGCCGGTTTGCTGGTATTGCGCCACATTCAGGTTGTAGTTGCTCATGGGGCCCATCAGCGCCTGATCGCTCACATGGCTCAGCAGCTCGCTCAAGCCTTCGCCGGGGGCTTCGCTCAAGCCGCCTTTCAACGCGCTTCCCAGCACATCCCGGAAGGTGCGAACGTCTTTTCCTTCGATGGTATCCAGCAGCGTGTCCATGGGCAGATATTCCGTGGCGGTTTCAAAGGCAATGCTCAGTCCACCAAGTGCCAGCGCCTGCTCATCCGTAGCGCCTCTCAGCTTGGCATCCTGGATCACGCTTCCTGCGCCGCTGCTGCCCAGCAGCAGAGAGCCACCCAGCGCAGAGCCACCGGAGAGCCGTCCGGCCACCAAGCTGTCAGCGCTGCTCATGGCTGCATTGTATCCGGTTTTCATCAGCCAACTTGCGAAAGTATCCGTGCCGTCCTCTTTCCCGTAATGGCGGGTAATATTCTGGCCCACCTCGTCACGCAGCGTCCCCGTCATCTGCCCAAACATGAACTGGTCAGCATATGGGTCTATTTCTTCGCCCGTCAGCTTCTGCGTTACGCTGTACAGTGTACCAGCAAGGCTCATTGGCGAGGTAAGCACGCTCAGTGCGCTGCTCCCTGCGCCGCCCCAGAAGCCGTTTCCTGCCATGTCCCGCAGCGCCTTATCACGTACAGCATAAGCCTTCTGGCCGTATTGCCCTTCCTGCCGCATGGCATTCCAGTAGTCCTGCGCTGTATCCGCTCCATAGCGGGCTGCCATGCCCATGTACACCGCTGCATCTTCGTCGGTCAGGTTTTGCAGCATCTGCGTGTCTCCGGTTTCCAGCATATCCACAGGGTTTATTGCTCCATACTGTTCCCTAAAGCGGAGCTTGTTCATCAGGTCGGCATGCTCCGCTGCATCGCTGCCTTTGCGCTGGAACAAAGGTGCATGATAGCTTTCGCCATATGCTTCGCCCTCTTGCCCAATCCCGTACTGCTGTCCGTAACTGCGTAGGTAGTCCGCATCACTGCGCCCGGCATACTGGCCAATGTCCTCGCCCAGAGCCTCCGTCGCCGCCGTGGCCTTGTCTTCCAGTTGCTTTCGTCTGCGCTGTTCAGTTGGAGAATACTGCGCATTGGCCATGGCGGTGTCCAGCTGTTCCTGTAAATCTGCTTTGCGCACAGGGTCGCTTTCGGCATCGATGGCAGGTTGCAGGTATTCCTGCGCCCTTTTCGCCGCTTCGGGCAGGTTGTCTCTTTCGGCTTCCCATGCGTCATAGTCGTGCATATAGGTAAGGTAGCTGTCAGGGTTAATGCCATACACCGCAGGGGTTGCGGCTCTGCTTCCGGCAGTCACACCCTCCAGCGGTTTGTATACGAGTCCCCGCTGGTCTGCAGCCACAGCATTTTCGCCCGTTCCATACCAGCCATATCCAGCCGGTAGCCGCCCGGTGGCGTTCACATCCGCCACCAGTCTCTGTCGCATCTGGTCTGTAGGTGCGGCAGTCCTTGCCATCTGATGAGGCATTTCTCTCTCAGTAGTCGCTCCCATGTTTGCGAACGCATGCCTGCCTCCATCAGGTCTTTGTGCAATGCGGCTTGCCGCTTCGCTTGTTTCCCGGACGGCTGCACCCATCAGCATTCTGGCGGCGTCCCTTCTGGCCTGTGCTCGCTGTTCCTGCCGCTCCCGCACCGGATCAATGCCCTGGCTGCGCAGATAATTTTCACGGTTCACAGAAGCAGGCGAACGGGTGTCCGCCTGCTTCCTGCTGATAGTTCTTTTCGCTGCTGCCTGGGCTTCTGCTTTTCTCGCTGCTACTGCCGCAACTGCTTGTGCCAGCTTGTCTCTGTCTGTGGTTTTCTTTTTCTCAGGCAACCGAATATTCTTTGCCATGTCGTACCTCCTCAGTTGCGGGTCTGCATGGTTTGCTTTTTGTTAATGGATGGGCCTGCTGCCGGCACCCAATAATCATCGTTGACATTCTGCTGCTGTATCAGTACAGCCGCCGCCTTCGCCAGGGCATCTCCTGCTGCCTGCCCCACAGTGTTCACGCCGCTTTGCAACGCTTTTTTCGCCGTGGTTGTAGAGCTTCTTCCACCACCGCCACTTCCACCGGCTGCCTCAGCAAGCTCCAGCGCCCGGTTGTGCCAGTAGGTTCGGTCGGTGTCCCACATGGCCATGTCGTTCATATACCGCTGGTATTCCTGATCGCTCATGTCCATGTACTTGCCATACAGGTAGTTCAGCATCTGCTGGTAATCGCCCATGGTGTCCCGGTACCGGCCGTAGTCGATTTCGTCTGCACCTTGCAGCATTCCCAGATTGGCCCGCATCGTGTCCCCTTCGTTCTGGTACATTGCATATGCTACCTGCTGCAACTGGGGAATCTTTGCACTCAGATCCTCCATATACCGCTGGTAGGTCTGCTGTCCCACCTGCTGTGCATAGCTGTTGCCGTACCCTCCTGTCAGGGCAGCGCTCTCAGCCATGGCATCCTTCATGGCCAGCTGGCCACCCCGTTGGTACTGCTGGGCATACTGCTGGTACAGGGGATCGGCCGCATAATCGTAGCTGAACTTCTCCCGGTTCATGATGCTGTTGATCATGCTCTGGATCTGATCGCCATATGCGCTCTGGTACTCGCCGGGCTTGTTGGTCTCGTGGTCAGCCAATGCCTGCCCCGCCGCCTTCACTGCATCGCTCTGGGTGTAAACCTGCCTCGCACCGTCATAGTTGCTCAGGTTCACCGGCGTGTAGTAACTCTGCGTAATGCTCGCAGGGTTCACGCTGGGGGCTTTGGGTGCAGCCACTGTGGCCGTCGTGGTCGTACTTGTGGTCGGCAGCGTGCTGCTCTGGGGCGATGTCACGCCGATTTCCGTCAGTTTCTTTGTAGTGCTCATGCTGTGTCTCACCCCTTGTAATAATGTACTGTGCAGTCATCCCATGGTTCGCTGCTGCCGCTTGGTTCTATCCAGATCATCCCCGCCGTTGGGGTGGCTGGCTCGCTGCTGCCAATGTGGATATTGCCATCGGTCAGCACATTCGTGCCGCCCTTGGTCAATGTCCCAGAGAATATGCCGCTCTTGGCAGTCAAGGATCCTGCACTGGTCAATGTGCTGCCGTCAGCCATGGTCACACCAGAGGCATCCACTGTCACGCCGCTGTTTTTCAGCAACTGCACAGCCTGTGCGCCACTCAACAGGTCCATCAGCAGCGGCCACAGCTCGTAATGGGTGCCTCCATCTTCATGTGTAGTCTCCGCTTTCCTGCTAAGGCTTCGTTCAATCCGTTTGGATAGGGAGGTAATGCTCTGCTTGTCTGCAGCTGTGCTGGATTTCTCCAGCGCAGCGCTCATTTTGTTCAGCTGCTCCTGTAGCTCTTGGGAGAGGCTTTCTTCTCCCAAATGGTTCAGCGCATGCTGCACCTGCCTCTTCAGCTGCTCCATTGCATCCAGCACCATTTGCAGCTTCCGGTCTGTATCCCTCTCTCTGGAGAGGTCTGGCACCTTAATATCTGCCATACCCATACTGATCGCTCCCTGTTTCCACCCGCATCGTCAGGCTGTACAATCTGAATCGCCCCCGCCCCCGCAGCCGCAGCCGGATGAAGCTCGCCCGCTTGGGAATGATGGGAATCGTCATGTTTTGCCGCTCGGTTGGGGTGCGGTCAAACACCTGCTCCCACTCGCCGCGGCCATCGTACTGGATCTCCACATACAGCGGACAGTGTGCTTCTGTCTGTGCATGCAGCTGTATGGCGCTCACAAATTGCGCCGCCTGCCTGTCCTTGCCAATATCACCGGTTTCCAGCATCCACTCCACGTCGCTTTCCGGCTGGCTGTCCTCTGCAGCATAGGCTTCGCCGCCTGTCATGCTCCACAGGTATCCGTCTGTGTCCAGCATGTATAGCTCATCGCCACAGCTGGCAAAGTCCTGTACATCGGCATCGTCTTCCTTCACCCACACATTCAGCGAGGTGTCGTAAACAAACAGTTCCCGGCGCCCGTTGCTGTTTTTCAGGCTAATGTAGTACAGCCCGCCCTTTACACCCGCAATGCCGCCCGTTAGCTTGCGTTTCCCTAACTGCTTGGAGATGCCCACAGGCGTGGTACTGCTATAGGCGCATACGTCCTCATCACTCATAAAGTACAGATGTTCATTCACCCGGCACAGGCTTTTCTCGCTGCCTTTGGCCACGCCCCTGCAGTCGGTGGTGCTCAGCTGGAAGTTGCTTGGCTTGGTGCCAAGAATGTGGTGCAAGCAGTTATCCTTAAAGAAAATCACATACCCTTGATTCGCCGCCGCTCCGGTAAACTCGCCGGTTGTGCCGACGGTTACTGCATAGCTGTCTCCTGCCAGCCCCAAATACTGGTTCCAGTTCTTCGGGTCGCCTAAAGCGCTGGCATAGATTTCATGTTTTTCCGATGAGCAACCCCAAATCCGGTTGTTGTGCTCCACCAGATAATCCATATCCGGGATAACTCGTTCAATCGTCACAGGCTCTTCTTGCTCAATGGGCGCCGTAATCAGGCCCACGACTGTAACAAAATCCTCTCCGGCTTCCACCAGATAATGGCTGCCGGTCAATTCTGCGCTGTCGATTCCCGTAATGGTCACGCCATCATGTTGCTGAAACGCCTTCCCAATGCCATTCGCAGCAATCTTCGTGTACACCGTTGGGATAGCCGCCCACTCGCCATTGGTGTCGCTCCATTGCCGCAGCACAGCGGGGGTCTGACTCACATCCATCCAAAGTGCGCCATTTTCCGGTTCAGTTGGTGCGGCAGTTCCGGTGTGGTATCCCTCGTAGGGGGTTCCGTCCAGTTTGCAAAGAACACAGGTTACAGTCCCCGTGGTGGTAAAGGTTGCCGAAAGTCTCCCGAATTCATCGGTGTGCGTGTTGTAGTAACATTTATCAGGCCAGATCAGCACATACGCACCCATGCGCACAAACTGCTTTGGATTGTCTGCTACAGTTCCTTTCAGCTGCCCACCGTAATAAAATTCTGTGCCGTCAACCCAGCACAGTTCCTCATGGGCAAACAAGCCATTTGGTTTTTCCAGTTTTCTCAACTTTCTACGTGGTTTTCGGGATGAGATCACGGGCAGCAGCGCACTGGTAATGTTCTGCATCTCGTAAAACTCTTCATCCCGGATACGCAGGTTATGGTTCAGCCCGGCAAACGCCGTCACACCCTCCTGCCGGGTGCGGATATGGTTCAGCTTTGGCAATCTTACGCTCACGCAATGATCCCCCTTATGCCGCTGATGTGTACAGCCTTCGCCACATGGCTCCGAGTAAAACTGTCCACAAAGCCTTGGTACGCATCTTGCCACATCAACATGGAGTTGTTGTAGCGGTCAAAGTCTGCGTTATGGTAATCAATCTGCGCTGTCAACCACTTAATGTAAACATCGTCATGGGGGAAGGGAATCAGCAGCTGGGTGAGCGCATCCGTGGCAGAGTAGGGGAGAGCAGGCTTCTGGTCCTTGGGCAGGTAGTTGCTCATCACATCCTCCCATACACGCCCATCCAGCTCGCTCAGCCAGCGCATCAGGGTGTCATCGGTGTACTGGTGGGGCTTCACCCGCCCGATCTCCATCAAAATCTCTGGTGCGGTCATGCGCTCACCCTCCTGTTATCAGATCTTGTACTGGTCAGCCTTGCTGGTAAACTTCCGGTTCAGGTCATCCAGCAGCATCAGGGTCTTGGCGTCAGCGTCCTCGTTCTCCTTGATCGCCAAGTACACGAAATAGGGAATCTCCACCTGCACGCCACGCTTGATGATGCAGGTGTAATCGTTCACACGCACATGCAGCGGTTCCTTGTGCAGGCTGTCCAGCGGCAGCGTTACCTTCACCTTGCGCTTCATGTCGTTCTGATCCTCCATAGGCTTTGCAGCAACGCTCTGCTTCTGGGCTTTCAGCTCCTGCTCCTGGGCAGCCAGCGCTTCCTGCTGGCTGTTCAGCTGTGCCAGCTTGTCATCCAGTTCTTTCTGCTTGGCTGCAAAGTACGCATCCATCTCTTCCATCGTGGTGGGGCGCTCGTTGGTGGTGTCGGTGGTAGGGGTGTTGGTCTTAGCCATATTCGTTCCTCCTTATCAATCAAAAAGGGAGCGGGGGAAACCCCGCCCCCGTAATGGTGGTGCGTCAGTTGCTCTCGGCCACAGCGCCCATGCTCTCAGTGGAGTGCTCGATTCGTACCATGTACTCTTCGATCAGTCGCACAGCGGCCTTGGTCATCTTCCAGCCCTGGGTGGCGATCTGGTTCAGGGGGTCGCTGGTGCCGCCGCTGCCCCGCTGCTTGAAGATGTGCTCAAGGCCCAGGCCCTGAATGCTGGTGGTGGCGTAGGCCTTCTTGCCCAGCAGCATGGTGCAGTACACAGCGGAACCATCAGCACCAGCGCCATAGCCGCAAACCACCGCACCCGCCTCCACATTCTGGATGGCAGCGCTCACAGTCAGCTTGGCCACACCGGCTGCGCCAGCGGTCACGGCAGTCACGGTTGCTTCCTTGCCGCCCACATACACCTTCAGCGCCTCGCCGTTGGTGATCTTGTCGTTGGCTTCCTTCGCCTGTTCGGTGGAAATGGCGGTATCCAGCACAATGTACGTGCTGCCAGTACCGTCCAGCGCAGTGGCCAGCGGCGCACGACAGATGCCGGGCACCATCTCACCGGGGCCGATGATCTTGGCTTCAGTGCTCTCCACATAGCGCACGCCATGCAGCTTGCCGATTTCGCCCTGCTTGATCTCCTCCAAACTGGCGTACTTGTGCGCTTCGATCCACTCAGGGTCGCCGGTCACATCGCAGCTGGTGTCGGGATGGATAATGGCCACGAAGCCACCATCAAAGGGCTTGGCATTCACACGTTTCAGGTCATTCACACATTTGCGCATCACGGCAGGGGTCAGCCGGTTCTTGGTGGTGATGGCGCTGCGGGTCAGAATCTCGCTGGTGGTACCATCACCGTTGATGGTGGGCGCAAACCGCTTGCAGCTGCCGGCGCATACGATGTCACGGGTGATGGTGTCACCGGTGCGGCCTGCCTGGCTGCCCAGCATTTCACCGGTCTGCACAGCGATGGGGTCGATGGCGGTCACGTCGATCACATCAGAATAACGCACAAAGTCGCCAAACTGGTGTACATCAACAGTCACCGTGCTCACGTCCAGCTTGTTGCCATCAGGCACAACGCCTTCCGTAAGCGGGGTCAGTGCTTTCTTCAAGGGTGCAAACTTTCGGAACTCCATCGTCTTGCCGCAATGGGCGGGGATGGGGTGGCTTTCCGCAAACCGATCATACACCAGCTCAGGCTCTGCGGTCTGAATCAGGTGCTTGTTGTAGTAGGTCTTCATTTCCGGGCTCATATCGTTGCCCGGAGTATTCAGCAGCGTGGTCTGCGTATCAGGGTAGCTGGTCGCAAACAGCTGCAGGTTCAGTCGCTTGGGGATTTCAAAACAGGTCATATCTTCCTACCTCCGTTCACATTCTTGCGCCCGGAGTTTTGTCCGGGCTTACAGTCGGATCTTTTCACCCATCATGGCACGGCGGGTCGCTTCCCGCATGTCCTCATCCGTCCAGTCCTTGGGGTCTGCTTTCACAACCTTGGCCGCTGCCGTGCTGTTGCCGGCACCAGCTTCCTGCGGTCGCATGCCCCTTGCACGGATGTCCTCCACCGTGCGCTGCTGCGCAGTCTGCACAGCATAGCGGATGGCGCCGGAAAGCAGCTCGTCCTTATGCACCACTTCGTAGGCAGTCTTCACATCGATGCCGTTTTGGAGCAGCCGCACAAACCCCTCGTTCTGTGCTTCCACATCCAGCCGGAACTCTGGGTACACAGCCTTCAGCTTTTCGCCTTGTTCTACCCAGTCCTTGTAAACGTTGTCCCGTGCTTCCTGCCTCTCACGCTCAGCTAGAGCTTCTCTCAGCTGTGCATTTTCGTTGGTGATGCGCCTCTGCTCTTTCAGCTGCGGCACAGTCAGTCCCAGCCTGTCGGCCTCCTGCTCGTAGAAGCCGTCATCCTCATCGATGGCGGCTTGGAGCTGCTGTGCAAAGTCCTTGCTCCTCATGTCCACACCATATCGGGCGCTCAAAGCATCCAGCACAGGTCGCAAGGCTTCTCGCTCTTGCTCCAGCTTCTTCGTCTGCTTAAAGCGGGTGTCGATCATTTGCTGAGCCTTTTGGGTAAAGTCCTCCTTGTACTTGCCGTTGATGAGGCTATCGAAGCTCTCCGCCTCCGGCTGAGGCGCTTGTGGTGCCTCTGGCTGCGTTTCGGGCATGGCCGTGCCTTCCTGCTTGCCATAGATCACCGTGGTCTGCTCTCCCGCGGGTGCCGCCGTGCCTGCAGCATTGGCCGATGCTGCGCCGTCACCGCCGCCCTCTGCAAACAGTTGCAGATCCATCCATCTCACTCTTTCCATGGGTACCTCCATCGTCTTTCCGAAGTGTCATTCATCGTCTTTCCGAAGGGTCAGCAATCTTTTCCGGTTTGCAAAACCAGCGTAACAAAACAAGCGCAGGGATTTCTCCCCACGCCTGCCACTTTTTTATTCAGTGTACTCCACACATTTGGGGTATTCCGCAGCCAACTGTTTCAGCCCAGCCTCCGCTACGCTCAGCATGGCTCTCGTTTGCTTGGTATCTGTAACCCTCAGCCACATATGCCCGCTGCGCACCACGCTGTCCAGTCTGATGTTCTCCACACCTTCCAGCGCATACAGCAGGGCCTGTCCCAGCATGCTGGCAGCTGCGCACACAATATCATCGCCCAGCTTGGCAAATCCTGCGTGCCCGTTCATGCTCAGCGTCAGCTCGCCATCCCGTTTGTCCACCACCACACAGATCAAGCCTTTCCACCTCCCTGGGGCATTGCCATCATGGGCGGCTGCGCCATCATTCCCTGCTGCTGCAACAGCATCTGCACTTGCGGTGCAAAACGTACCATACCGGCATCTGCATCCAGCTGCGCCGCCATGGTCAGCGCCAGCTGTCCCAGCTGCTGCATTTTCTCCATCATGGTTTTCTGTTCGCTGATCTTCGCCTTCACACGATCAATGCCCTCAAATTCCATCATGTCAAGGGTCATCAATGCCTGGTCAGCCATGTCCGGCCGGAAGAAGCCCATCTGGTACAGCGCCTGCGCCCGCTCGTTCTGGATTGCCGTATTGAAAGGATCGCTCTTCTGCGCCACCACACGAATATCGAAAACCGGCAGCCGCTGTGTCATGCCAGTCATGCCGTCACCTACAGTCTGGGGTGCAATGCTCCTGCCGCTGAATTTGGCAAACTGCATCTCTCCTCTCTTGCCCGTAATGCGGAAGGTCCTCTCCTCGGTGTAAAACTGCCGCATCAGGTCAAGGCAGAGATACCCTACCTGCGCAAAGGCACGGTATGCGCTGGCGATCATATCCCGACTCAGCTTGCTGCCTGCTTCTTTCAATGCCTGAATGGCGCTGAAAGCCGTCACGCCGCCCGTGGTTGCACCCTGAGAGAAGTCCCGGTTGCCGCTCACTTCTTTCAGCTCCTGTATCTTTTCGCCACGCATGGTCACAGCATAGGCATTCAGCTGTGTCACCGGGATCTGCACCACGCTGTCATTGGGGTTGGCGCTGCCGGTGAAATGCACAAAGTCATTCTCCGTATTCGCATATTCCTCCACGTTCACATTGCCATCGTTTTTCAGCCAGAACCGGGGCTTAGCGCCCATGATCGTGTTTTTCAGCAGCGCACTGTCCAGCTTGTCAATGTACAGCTGTGCTCCCTTGCAAATATCAATGTACCCAAACCCGGCAGGGCTTTCCGGCACAGGAAAAAGTGCATCCAGTACATAGGGATACTTCCCGTGTTCGTAAAATCCGTTTTCGTATCCATCCTCACGTTCTGAGCAGAAAAGCACCTTACCAGCGCAAATCTTGCAGAAATGCAGCACTGTCTTTCCGTTCTGCATCCGCTTATAGTACCAGTCCACCATCATCAGCTGATTGCTCTTGTCAATGCTCTCATCATGGACATATTCCGCTACCGTGATGATGCCACTGCCGCTGAAACTCTTGCCTTCTGTTACCTCCCTCAGCTGGGGATACTGCTGCCGTAGCTGATCGCCATCATGCAGGCTCACATAGAAGACATTTCGGCTCTTTTGAATATCTGTAATGCCAGGCTCCCAGTACAGGTTCAACAGGTCAAGGCTTCGCACACTGATGTCACCAAGCCCGTTGAGCTTGCTGGTGTCCCAGAAAACGCCTGTGCAGCCGGTACCGCTGCGCAGCTTGTACCACCACATGTCGCTGTATACCTGTTCAAATTCGTTCTGCTCCAGCACCACAGGTAGCACATCACTCAGCGTGTTGGCGCTTTCCTTGTCGCTTTCCTCCCTGGGCAGCACCGCCAGCGATGGCATGTTATCCATGGCATCTGCATGTTTGTTGGCCAGCGCATTGAACAGCCACGCAGAAGATGGGGCAGGGTCGCCGGGGTTGTTGCTGGCTGCCGCATTGTGTCGCTGCCGGTACCATGTTTCGTCTTCGATGATGCGTTTTTCAAGCTGCTGCTTACCCTGCTTGTACTTCTGCAACAGCTCCTCCGCTTTGCGCACCAGCGTTTCGTCCGTCAGTTCCACTGGTAGTCCTTCCTCCGTGCCCTCGATGGGGTGCAGCTGCCCGCCATCCTCCGGTCCCTCCAAGCCTCCCCTGTGTAAGGGGAGGTGGCCTGCGAGGCCGTAGGGGTTGCCCCGCACCAGCTCCCGCATGTTCTCTGCATCCGCAGGCCGTTTCCTCTTCTCATCCATCTGTTGTCATCCTCCTCACACAATCTGTATTCCATTCCCGTTCCTGCGTCCCCGCATGGCGTTCCAATCAACTCCCAGCGGGTCGTAGGGCATGGGCTTCTTTTCCTTCTGCTGGGGCGGCGCCATGGGATTGAGCATGCACATATACCGCCATTCATCCGCCACGTGATCCTCACCCTTTGTGTCCAGATCCTCCGGCATGTGATCGTCGTAGATCAATAGGGGAATGGTGCGGATAAACGCCTTGCAGCAGTCAAACACATACATCATCGGCAGTCCGTTTTCGTCAAACCGTAGCCGATAGTGGCATTGCATCCAGCCGGGAATACGCTTGTTATCGCCCGGCGAGAAGAACACCCCATGCCGGGCTGCTGTCTGTGCAATGCTCACACCGCCATCTGCCGCCCAGATCGCCGGGTCTGCCACACCTTCCACCTTGTGGCCGCTCAGCCATGGGTGCTCCCGCTCAATTTGCGCAATCCGGGCAAACTGCTCGTCCGCCGTCCACTTCACGCCCTCGTTGGGCGTGTCTGTACATCCGTACAGCTCCAATATCCGGTACATGCGCCCATCGTGATCCACACACCACCATGCACAGCTGAAGGGTCTGGAATAGCCAAAGTCATAACTTCGGTATCTCTTCCAGCTCTTGGGCGGGTCGAATGCCTCAATCACGTGGGTGTTCGTGCGTAGCGGGTTGGGGTTGTCCACAAATTCTTCAAAAAATTGCCCCTCAAACAGGTTCCATTCTCCGTGCAGCCATGCCCTGCGCAGCTTACTGGGCAGCGCTTCCAACTGTGCTTTGTACTCTGGCTGCGCTTTCATCAGCGCCCGGTTATCATCCACCAGCGACTGGATGAACGCATAATCCTCCGGTTTTTCTTCGTCCTTGAATTTCTTATCAATGAACAGCCGCTTCACCCATGCGTGTCCGGGCCCACCGGGATTGCAGGTCAACCGTAGATGCAACGGGTATCCCTTGGTGGACCTGAGACAGGCCGACAGCTTCTGGAATACGCCTTCCGTGTGCTGTGTGGCTTCGTCCAGGTCGATCTCCTCAAACTCGATACCTTGGGCGTGATCCAAGTCTTCCTCCCTTGCGCAGTACATCAGGCTGATGGTAGAGCCATTGGCAAATGTGAAAATCTTCTCGCTTTTGTTGTAGGTCGCAATTTTCGGAGGAAGCATCTCCTTCAGTGGCCGCACATGGTTGGCAAGAAGCTCCGGGTAGGTCTTACGGATGATGCACACCCGGATTCCCGGATACCTCAGTGCGGTAATCACTGCATTCACACGCACCGCCCAACTCTTGCCGCCTCCACGGGCTCCACCGAAGCAGATGTACTTGGCTTTGTTCTCCATAAAGGTTTGCTGCTTGGGGCTGGGCTCTGGAATATGCAGCTCAATCGCCATTTGCGTCGCCTCCATCAAATGGGTCAAACACAACCCTGATGGTGTTATCTTCGTTGCCAGCAGCCTCCGCAGGCTTGTCACGCCATTTGTCCGGACGGCGATTCTTCAGCCAGTAGATTTGCGCAGTGGTGTCTGGCGGCACGTGTTTCGTTACCTTTTTCGTTATTACCAGCGCACTTTCACCTGTTTCAGCGTCCTTGCGCAGCTCTTCCGTAATCTCTTCATAGCTGTATCCCAGTGCACGCCGCAAAAGCGCATTCTCCACTTTGGCATCCACCGGGGCCTTCCCTTTTTTTAGGGCCTGTAAAATCTGCCCGTGCGCCAGCTTCCACTTGCCCAGCGTCCGCACGCTGATGCCCATCTTCATGGCAATCTGCTCTTCCGTCAGGCCCTCTCTTGCCCAGGCTTCGATCATCATCAGGCCGTCCTCTGTCAGCCACTCACCGTATCTGGCATTGGCCACGTCCTCACCTCCTATGCTGTGAGGGTACAAAAAAGGCGAAGGGTTTTTCTCCCTTCGCCTGTTGCATCACTTCACCCGCTTGTCTGCGCTTTCAGCGGAAGAAGTTGTGTTGCTCTTCCATTTATTCCTCTCCCCGTATAGCTCTCGCCATGGGGCAATTCTCATACTTGTATGTATTGCACCACCGGCTTGTCCATGCGTGCATGTCGGCCTTTCCGGTGAAAATCACGCCGCTTTCTACTCCCGGCGCAACCCCTTCGCACACGATCTGGCATATGGCGTTCTTCCCGCCGTGGAATCTCACAAAGTACGGGCATACCACCAATGCGCTATCCGCATCATTCGGCACCCTCTCATCATCTCCTTGGCGGCAATAATTCTTCACGGTGTACCGCCATGCGCCGCAGCGGATTGTGCTCCCGCTCCACTTCTACCATCCCTCCTGCGTGCTTACGGATCACCACCCATACGCCTGGCTTCCCGTCAATACTCACTCTGCGTCCGCAGAAAATCAGCACTTGTATCCCTCCTCCTTATGGGTCATCCCATCAGTATATACAGCAGCTGCACCGGCACACTGAAGATCATCATTACCACTGTGGTTGCCAGCAGTGCTCCCAATGCTATACAAGCCATTGTCAGCACAACTCTCAATACATGCCACACAGCCCCTAAGCTCCTTCCCACTCCCAATGGCTTGCCCCTTCGCACCCCTTGCAGGGGCAGGGGTCTTTGCAGTTTTGGCGTTCGCAGTCTGCCTCCATGCAGGCCGGGCTGTCCTCAATCGCAACGGGAAGGTGTTTGCATCCAACACAGGTTCCGTCTGCGGCTGCTGTCTCCCGCATACTCTGGATTGCTCGTTTCAGCTGCTGTCTCGCCTCCGCCAGCTCCTCTTTCAAACTCAGAACCTCCGCAGACTGTTCACCAGTCCACAGCACTCCCTTTGCCTGCACTTTTCGTACCACCTCTTCCAGCGTATACACCGGCATCTCCTGATACTCCGCAAACGCTCTCTCCAGCCGTGCGCCGGGGCTGCTCTCCCAGCCCTCCAGCAGTACCAACGCCTGCGCTTGCTGGATCATGCTCAGGCAGATGGGCATGTATGCCGCCTTGGGCAACCCATCACCAATCCGTGCCGGGTTCAGTACCTGATGTCCCAACCCTACCAGCTGGTTCTCTGCCCGGTCGAAGGCCACCCGGCCCTTATCAGGCAACCCGGCCATTTTTCCGGCAATGTATACATTCATAGTTCAATCCTCCTTCGGCGGTTCGGGCAGGGGCTTCCAATGAGTAGGCCGCGCCACCGGCATGTCGGCGTAGTCGTACCAGCCCATGCATTTGTAATCGAGATACCCTGCGATGACGGATTTGTTATTTGCATATCCAAACAACACCACCATACCGTCCTCTGGCAACGTGTCATCCACGCTGATCCATTGCTGCACCGTCACGCCGTTGGCGATCAGGTGGTCGACGATGGTTTCAGAAGCTGCAAACGACTTCTGCCATCCATCAGAATAGATTTCGATGCCCTCATTGATCAGCTTCACCAACTTTTCCCGGTCAGTCATTGGTATGCACCTTCCTTCCCAAAACTTGGTTTAAGTTTACGAATGCACCGCAGAGTGCATTGGTGGACTTCTCCATTACAGTAAAATTGGGTCTTTTTCGCCTTTTCAACGGCTTCCTCTTTACTGGTGGCGGTTACCTGAAACCTTTCTTCTCCACCGAAATACCGCTGGATGCTCATCAGGTATTCATGTTCAGCCATCCTGCTCCCCCTTCAGATCAGCCAGCGCATACACCAACCCTTCGCCGAAAATGTCTCCATCTTCGAAGATACAGAATTTTTCATGGGGGAAATCTGCATCGAACTCCCAACCATTTCCACTAAATTTCGAGTAAATGTGTTTCAGCCTTTTGGATGTCTCTTTTAGCAAAACGCAATGGTTGTCTTCACAATCGTCTGCGCAGGGAACGAAGAATGGCTCTCCGTTCAGAAGTGGGATGTCCCTTTCGTTCCATACTCCGATTTCCGATTCAACAGCACCTACAAATTCAACGCAATCATCTGAGTAGCCATATACAACAACAATCCCTGCTTCTGCAAATTGCTTTGTTTCTTCACGGGTTACTTCGCTGCCGTATGCCCTTTGGGTAAGCATGGCTGCAACTTCTTTAGTGGTCACACTCCCGCACCTCCTTTTCAGGCCCCTCCCTCTCAAACTTTGGCGGCACCACCACACACATGGTATTGCTGGCCTCTATGCCATACATGGCCTGGCACCAGAAGAAACGTGCGCATTGCCCACAGGCCTCTCCCTCCGCCAGCTGCCGGCACTGGCTCCTGCACCTCTTTCTCCATTCGCACTCTTTGCAGTTCACTTTTCATATCCTCCTGCAATTCTCCCGATCCGCATCCGGGCGAAGCGCTGCTTCAGCGTCAGTGTTGGGTCTTCATTCAGCATCTCTCCAGCAGCGCTCCGGCCTTGCTTTTCGTAGGGAATCTCCATCAACTCCAAATACCTTTCGCCCCAGCGGCACCTGCTTTCACATACCTTGCACTTCATGGCGGTGGCTCTCCGTCCCAGATCATCCACACACAGGTGGTTGCGCCGGATCACGCCCGCATCTGACACCTTGTCCGGGCGCAGCGGATGCCCGCCGCCACCGGTGAAGTTATCTACAACAATCTCTTGCATTCTTGCCAACCTCAAACCATCATTATCTGCTTTTGCCGTTCGGCGCACATGGGGTTCATCCAAATACATTCAATTCGTGGCGTGCCACGTTCAGCATTGGTACCGATACTCTCCATGCGCCAATCAGGCAACAGATCTCTATAGAGATCACAGCTATACCCGGAAAGAATTACCATCCCTTTATGAGTTTTCAGCGCATTCAGTAATTGTATATGATCATCATCGGTCATTTCGTAGCGATACTGGTCACCGTTTAGGGTGCGTGTTTGCTTTACATAGGGAGGATCTGCATAGATGAGAATATCAGGTCCATTGTTATGGTTGATAACATCCAGTGCCGGGCGATTCTCGATCTGGGCGTCAAGCAATCTGTCAGCAACAGTCCTTATTGTCTCTGGTAATCGCTTCCACAGCCGAGGGTTGTCAGGTCCGGGGTGCCTGCTTCTCACGGTTGTGTTGCGCCAACCAGTTTTGCATCTCATTCTTGCTCCAAACGTTTGCCAGCAACGTACTGCAAATTGCCGTGCAGCTTCAACATCGTCAACACATTCGTCGCAGAAGTCGCTCAACAGGAATTCTTCACGGCTCCACGGTGTCAAACTGATCGCATATGCCAGCTCGTCTGGGTACTCCCTGCATGTGCGAAAGAACCGTACAATACTTCCGTCTAAGTCGGATATAGTTTCAACCAACGACTTTGGTTTGTTAAAGAAGACTGCGCCGGAACCGAAATAGGGTTCCACATATCCCTTGTGCTCTGGTATATGATCAACAATCCATTCAGCCACCTTCCACTTTGCACCGGGATATTTCAGCACAGGGTATAATTTTTTGTTCTTCACCCTCTCACACCTCCGCCACTTCGCACACAAAACGCCCCTTGCCGCTGTTACGCCACTGCCCAAGGCCACGCAGCTGGCCGTATTCCAGCCACTCCTTCACCAGCTCTGCGTGACCATCTGAAAGGCATGTCACCTCAAACGCCAGCTTTGCCCCCGCGGGGATCTCCTCGCTGTGGGCAATGGCCACCCGTTCGCCCATGGGCGTGGCTGCCCGAAGTGGCCGCTGACAGTTGCCCATTTCTCCCTCAAACTGGATGGGGATATGCCGGGGGCTGACGAAAATCAGGCCGTCGATCACTTTCTTGTAGGCCTTCAGTTCACTGCTCTTCTTGTCTCCTACCTTGCGCAGCACGCCGCACGCATCCTTGAAAAATCCTTTGATCTGGTAGTCGTACATGCAGGGCTTTCCCTCGTGCCGGGGGAATACTGTCATCTGCTTCTCCACCACTTCGTCCACGCCAAATTCTTCAATCTCTTCCTCCATCCTCCGGGCATCCGGTGCCTTTGAGGCAATGTAGGTCTCATGCAGTTCTTTGTCGTTGGGTGCGCTGCCCAGCAAGGCCTCCGTAGTGGTAATCATTACTTTCAGCTTTTTCATTTGTTCTTTCTCCTTTGGTTCATATTGTCTTTGTCAATCATGACTCCGCAAGGCTTTTCCGTTGCATATTGCTTCAATGCCTCGCCTTTGCCATCCCAATCGAAGCTACGCCAAGGCTGCTCGCCGCTGATCTATTCCATCGCAAATCGATTCGTTGCTATTCCATCACATTTCGTGTCCGAGCCAATCCATCACATTTCGTGGCCGAGCCAATCCCTTGCTGTTCTGTGCATTGCCGCTGCTTCACGGGTTCTTTTCATCACTGTGCCACGCATAACAAATCATCGCTATGCTATTCCGCTGCTTTCCCTCTCTTGGCTAAGCCTCCGCACTTCCTGTCTTTGCCTCTCCCATGCATCTCACAGCAATGCCTTTGCTCACAGATTCAGATCCGGATGCTCCCTGTCGAAGAAGTAAGCCTTCAGCTTCAGTATGGTCAGGTTCTGCGCCTCCCGGTATTCCTCCGCCACCCTTAGCTCCCCTTGGCGAATCATCTCGCTCTGGCTTCCCTTCAGCACATCCAGCTCAGCTTTCAGTTGTCTGGTTTCTTCGGTGGTTTGTTTCCGTTCTTCCCTCAGTTTTTTGTTTTCGTGCCATAGCTCTCGGTTTTCTTCGGCAACGCCTTTCAAAGCTGCCTCCATTTGCGCAATGGTCTTGTCCCGCTCTGCCAGAGCTTCTTCCAGCACAGGTGCGGATCTGTACGGTCCGGCTGGAACATAAACAACAGGTTTCATTGTGCTGCCATCATCCGCAGCCGTCCTACTCCGTTCAGATTCCCTTGTGTAAAGGGAGCTGTTAGGCGCAGCCTTGAGGGATTGCCCTTCCTCCGGCTGCTGCTCCTCTTCCTGGAATGCCAGTATCCCATCATAATCTATCCCCAGCGCTTCACATGCCATCTTCCATTTGGTCGGGCTCATGCTGCCGTTTCAGCTCAGGGCATTGCTGAGCTGCCCGCTGCTGGTACCAGCCTTCTTGGCCAGTTCCTTTTGTGCCATGCCCTGCATGTTCATCTCTGCACGTATGGCGTCTGCCATTCTCTTCCTTTGTGCCTCTGTCATTGAGTCATTTCTCCCTTCGCTTTATCCCCGTAGACAGACATAACTCATTTGTTCCGGCTTAAACACCAGCTTCACCATGCCAGTCCTGCCTTCCCGGTGCTTGGCCACGTCTGCCAGTATCAGCTGCTCACCTGACTCCTCCAGAGACATTCTCACACCCCGCAGATGGATGTCTAGGCACTCGTCCTCGTCACTCTCCGGCCGGTGCAGCAGAATAATCTTGCTGGCTGCCTGCTCAATGGCGCCGCTGCCTTTCAGCTCATCCATCACTGGAAGCACCGCTTCCCGGCTGCCAGTGCGCCTCACCTGTGCCAGACCGATCACCGGGATCTTCAGCTCCATGGCCATGGCTTTCAGGCTGTTTACAACGATTTCGATCTCATCCTGTCGGTTTTGCACCCTTGCGTTGGAATGCACCAGCTGCAGGTAGTCCACCACCAGCATATCCAGCCCCTGTTGGTCATACAGTCCCTGCACATCTTGCCAAAGCTGCTCTACGCTCCGCACGTTGTATTTGCTCACAAAGGGCTGCTGCGCCAACAAGTTCAGCGCATCCATCACATCCACCCAATCGTCCGGATCCATCTTCCCTTTGCGGCGCAGTTTGCTGCCTTCCACGTTGCCAAGCCTGCTCACCATGCGTTCTCCAATGGCGTGCGGGCCCATTTCCTGGCTCACCAGCGCCACCTTCTTGCCCTGCTTGCAGGCATTCAGCGCCAGCTGCATGGCAAATGCTGTCTTGCCAACACCGGGGCGAGCGCCGATAATCTCCAGTTCACCCTCGCCAAAGCCGCCTATCAGCCAGTCCAGATCGCTCAGTCCTGTCTGGATCAGCGGCAGCGTGCCATTCTGCTTGGCCTCCACAAAGCGCAGGGTTTCGTCAGCCAGCTCCTCCGCCGTCATCCAGCTCTCGCCACCTCCGGCAATGCTTCTCAGCTCGCTGCGTGTGTTGTCCAGCAGGTTGTCCATGTCCCAGCTGTCATTGGCTGCATTCTCAGCCAGTTTTCGCCCGATCTCTGCAATGGCTCTGCGCTGCGCTGCGTCCCGTACCGCCCGGATGTATGCGCCTGCATTCACCGTGCTGGGCACCTGCCGTATCAGACCAATCAGGTCGCTCACCGTTACAGCGCTGCCGCTTTTGCTCAGTTCGCTGGTAGCTGTTGTCATGTCAACGGGTTCCCCACGGCTCACCAGCCTCTTGCACACGATGAATACGCTTTGGTGCATCGGGTCGGTAAAGTCTTTTGTCCTCAGCGTCTTGGCTGCTTTCATAGCTTCGCTGTCCTGCAATATCGCCCCGATTACCGCCGCCTCTGCTGTCCGGTTCTCCAGCGCACTCATTCGTATCCCTCCGGTGCTGTCACAAATTGTCTCCGTCGCTGCGGTCTGGGTTCCGGCTGTCGCCGTTCACCCTTGGCCTGCTCCAGCGTGGTCACGCCTTCCCGCAGCCACCGGTCAAGGATGCTGCGCACATACGCCCAGCTCCGTTGCCCATAGGCAGCTGCTTCATCCACCGCTTGCATCACCATCTCCACGGTGATGCCGTCCTCCATGTAGCTGCGCAGCGCTTCCCAGTTGCCCGGTGTCATGCCCCGCAGGTTGTCCTCCACGTAGCTCACAAAACTGCCCTTCGGAGGCGGGGTTTGGGGTGGTGGTAGTAATATATTATTATTTAATATATCGCTGGCTTTCGTGCGTGCGTTGGCGCCGCATTCGGTACTCATATCGGTACTCATATCGGTACTCATATCGGTACTCATATCGGTACTGTTCTTTGTTCCGGGTATGCCCAACAGCGTATATTCAGTGCCTTTCCGGCCCTTGCCGCCTGTAAAGTCGATCAGTCCATGCTGCTTCAGTACATTCCGGGCCTTCTGTACACCTTCGTAGGAAAGCCCCGTGTTTTGCACCAGCTGTATGCCGCTAATCCGGATTCGCTTCTGCCCGCTGCTCGTTGCCATGTACGCTATTGCGTGCCATAGTGCAATCTGGCCGCTGCTCAGCGAATGCCCCTGTAGCCATCCATAGAAAGCCCCGTGCAAATTGTTCAGCTGCATCTGATCGCCACCTTACTGCGCTCTGGGCGTCAGAAATTCCACATCCTCCGCCAACACATCAAGGCTGGCACGGGTTGTCCCATCGCTGGCTTGATAGGTGCTCACGTTCACAGCGCCTACCACCGCTACCTTGCTTCCCTTGTGCAGGTACTGTTCGCATTTTTCTCCCAGCCCGTTCCACACGCTCACCCGGAAGAAGGTGCTCTGGCTGTCCTTGCTGCGGCCGTTTACAGCCACGCTCAGGTTGCATACCGTTTTATCTTCGCCCACCTGCCGCAGCTCCGGGTCTCTCGTCAGGTTCCCGATAATGGTCAGTTTGTTCATATGTATACTCCTTGAAGTGCCGGTGGGAGTTGCCCACCGGCCAAGCTCTTGTTACGACAGGAAAGTAATCTCATCAATGCCGATCAACGCATTCTCCAGGTAATCCAGAATATTTCTCTTCGCTTCGATCTTCCATGCGTCACCGTCAGCCTCGAACAATGCGCATTGCACACAATGGCCGCCCTCTCGCATGCGGAACACATACTGTGCATCGGGCTGGTCTACCTCGGCAAATGTCCTGTACCCACGCAGCGTAACGGGGTTGGGTACAATGGCATCACTCTTGGACGCCACACCGGTTTTGACAGTCGCTTTCTGGGTAACACCATCATCGCCATACTGCGCAATCGTGCCGCTTTCCACCGTTCCGGCAAACTTCAGCAGCAGCGCCCGGTCTCCAGCATCCAGAAACGCCGTCTGCAAATTGATCAGGAACGATTCGTGGTCATGGAAGAAGTCATACTGGAATTTGGGTACCTCTGCATTCGCCACAATCAGCATTTCGCGGCTGCGTTCATCGTCAAGCGCAGAAAAAACACATACCCGGGTGGGGGAGACCACATGAACAAACAACTTACCACGCTTGTCGAAATCCGATAACAGATAGTCGCACAAGCCATCCAGCGTGCTCAGCATGATGGGTTCTGCTTTGGGGTTGTGGTGGATCCTGTGCAGGGGCTTGTCCGACCAGGTTTGACCATTCAACTCCCGCACATAGGGGCTGCACAGGCTGTTGATGTATTGAATCGCTTCCTTAAGCATATTGTTTCCTCCTTTAGTTGTTCATTGCCTGACGAAGATCAACCACGTTGTCAGTATGGTTGTTCAGCACTTCACCCGTTTCTGGGTCAACAGCATCATTCAGCAACTCTTGCATGTTCATTTGGCCAGCTACTTGCTTGCCGTATTCAACGGCATACACTTCACCGGTTTTCAGGTCCGTACCAACGCTGAAGCTGGTCTCCATCGGAGTCTGCGGCGCTAGCTTTTCGTTCACCTGAATGCCGCACTTCACATCATCACGTGCTTCGTTCTGCACAAACTTCAGCTTGATAACGATCTCCCGGCTGTTCTTGTACGGAGTGTTGGGGTTTTGCAGATTTTCGATTACCTTTTCAAAGCTCTTGGCAAACTGTGCCTGCAATGCACCGCCTACCAAGTCCCTCAGTTCAATCTTTTTCATCTCATTTCACCTTCCTTTTGTTTTCACGCAGTCGTTGCTGCTTTGATTTTCTTCTCATGCACCAGCCATGATCCTGCGTTGCTTTCCCGTTTACGATCACCAGCACACGCCCACGCAGCAGCCCGCATTTGTATGCGCTTGCCCCTACGTTCCAGCACTCACGGCAATTCCGGCAGTCCAGTGCCCTCATCCGTTTCACCTGCCTCGTGCTCTGCCAGCGCCTGCAGTAGCTCTTCGTCAGCCTCCGCCCGCAGCTTGTAGATTATGGCGATCTCCTTCGTGATCTCTATTGGCGCCAGAAGGTACTTGTCCATGAATGCTGCATCCCCCAGCTGGTGCGCTTCAAAGTGGTGGCCACGCACGCCCCAGCAGAGGGAAATCCCCATCAGTCCCACATGGCCAATGCGCCGCCGGTTCCGGCCCATGCCTACTGCGTCCACGTGGTGCATGCCGGCATGCCGCCGGCACACGGCGCACACGCCATGGATGGCGCATTGGTACACATACGCTTCTACGTCCTCCGCCATCTGCCACAGCGGCTCCTTGGTGGGCACATCAAACTCAATGCAGATTTCCACCAGAAATGTGATGTATTCCCTCGCCGTGGTCATGTCCGTGTCCCGTAGGCTGAACATCTCCACGGGTTCCTCGACATCCCGCATTTGTGCCAGAAACTTCGCTTTCAGCTCTTGGTGCATTTGCCGCTTGTCGCTCTGGCTCAGGTACCCACAGTGCCGGGCGATCTCGCCGATGAGCGCCCACGCCTTGCGCCGCTGCTCAGGTGATATGCTCCGCTTGTCATGCCAGATCACCGTCACCTCATCGCTCAGGTTGTCCATCGGAGGAGCCGTGGTCTTGATGATGATCCCATCACCGTGCCGGTAGGCACGCCCTATAGTCTGCGCCACTTGCGCATCCCGCCTTTGTGTGTTATAATTATTTCGTTCTTTTTCCAAAGGTTCTTTGGGGGTCTGTGATTCGCCGTCACGGATCTCCACTTTTTTTGTGCAGCCATTCACCGTACACGGTCAGGTAGTCGGTGCTTACCCAGCCCAGCGGAGGCCAGCCGCCTTGCAGGTACTTGCCTTTACTCACCAGCGCCCATCCATCCTCCGTGCACAGGATCACTACCTCTTCGCCGCTCTGCAGGCTCATGTACTTCCACTCGCCACCGGGACTGCGGCGTATGTTCAGGCTGCTGCCTTCGTGTACATCCACATAGGCTGCTGGGTAGCGCTGGATTTCCTCCGCACACGCCGGGTCAATCCCGTATATGGTCAACATCACGCTGTAGATCAACACAAACAGCAGCACGCCTACCGCTACACCTACTACCACCGTTACCATTTCCCACAGCAGGCGTTTCACTTTTGCTTTCACTGGCTTGTCCTCCTTTGTCTTTGGTGTTAAGCCTCCCTTGTGTAAAGGGAGGTGACACGGCGTAGCCGTGACGGAGGGATTGCCCCTCATCCCGGCGGCAATATCTCCCGGTGTGGCGGCTCCCCGCCTTGGTATGCGATCACCACCGGCGGTACCCACGGCGCAGGCGGTTCTCTCTCCGGCTCAAAGTCCTGCGGTACCCGTCCGGCATCCTTAGCATCCTGTATATCCTGGGCAATGCGCCAGTCCCACCAGTCTGTCCGGATGCGCTGCACTTCCTTATACCGGGCCAGTTCCTCCGCCGTCCAGTTGTCTGGATTGCGTGGGCTGTCCTTCAGCAACTGCTCCGCTCCCTCAGCGCCATGCTGGTCGATCATCGTCCCAAGCACCCGCTGTACCGTCTGCTGCATTTCCCGCCGCCGGGCTTGTCGCTCTGCTTCGGTACGGGGCAGGCAGTCATCGTGGATCCTCACATAGCCGTAGGGCGAATGCCACCGCTCGTAGATCACCGCCATGGTCTCTCCTCCTTTCTTTGGTGTCTAAGGGTATGCCGCTTATGGTGCGGGGTTGCGTTGCGTATTTAAGGCAGAAGTGCTATAATTGCCACAAGGAATCTGCGGAAACAAAAGGTGATTTGTATGTCTCAATTTGCCTTCGCTCCTCTGCCGGAACAACAGGCCTCTGCGCCGCCCAAAGCGAAAATGCCTTCTCTTGATCAGGTGGATCGTAACCTGATTGCAGAGAACAAGGCCTTGCAGGAAGAAAAACAGGCCTTGCAGGAAGAAAACCATCGGCTCCGCACCTCTAATCTGGAGCTGGAAGCCCGTATAGGTTCCACAAGAAAAGTTACGTTCGTTCTCGTCGCCGCCATGGTTGTTATGCTGGTGGTGTCTTTCACCATGTTCCAGTCGCTTCAAGCGTTTACACAGCAGCTGTCTTCTCAAGTCTCCTCGCTGGAAGGTCAGATCGCTGCTTTGTCTTCAATGCCACCTGCAACCTCATCTTCCGGCGCAGCAGTGAAGCCGAAGCTTCCTGCAAAAACCAAAGCGACCGCTACGCCCAAACCAGTCAGTACTGTAATGGTCTACATCCCACATTCTGGCCATCGTTATCATGACAGCAAAGCCTGTGCTGGGAGCGCCCCAACCCTTGTTTCTCTTGAGGAAGCAAAGAAACGGGGTTACACACCTTGTGGGAATTGTGATCCGCCAAGATGATTGTCCAACTGTGTTTTTCTTCCCTTCGGCGTGGGGAGAACTATGTCCCATTGCATGGTACGCTCTAACTGCATCAACGGCGGCGGCCGTCCCGCAGAAGGAGTGATGCAAATGCAAAAAATCTGTCCACTAATCCAAAAACCCTGTAATCCGTCCTGCGCTTGGTACTGTGACTTGGCAAATCCTCGGTACCAAACTGGCTGTTGTGCCCTCATCAGAATCACAGCTATGTTGGAGTTCATATCCCGTAATGGCTAAATCGTGATCGTCCGCCGCCGTTGACGCCTAATCCACCATAAAGATCTCTGCCAGCTCGTTGCCGGTCAGCTCAAGCACGTCTGCCAGCCTGTGCACCTCCTCGATGGTGAAGTTCAGCCCGCCTGTATGTATGCGCCGGTAGAAGGCAGATCTGCTCAGCCCCATCAGGAGCGCACAGTCTGCTGCATTCAGCCCCTTGGCTTTCATCCGCTTGCGTAGCAGGGGTATGTTAGTTCTCATTGTTTTCACATTCCTCAAGTGGCTTTTACGACACTTCTTTTGCAAAGAAAATGCCCATAGGGGATTCTAAATCAAGCAGATCGATAATCTTTTGAATCTCGCTCTGCGTAAATTCAGATGTACCGTTCAACTTGCGATAATATGCAGAACGGCTCATCCCCACATGGGCACACAAGGCATCTACTGTGATGCCCTTACGTTTCATTTCATATTCCAGACGAAGCTTATCCACAGTCGCTCCTCCTCTCTTGTGTCGTATTGGACACTTTTGATTATACACATAATCTTTTCACTGTCAATCCCAAAAGTGTCCTTTAGGAAAAATAAATATCGGTTTACCATAAGAATGTTGCAAATACGACACTCTTATGGTATAGTAGGGTCGTGAGGTGATCCCATGGAAATGTCAGAAAAAATCAAGTTTCTTCGTATGAAAAATAAGCTCACTCTTGAGGAAGTGGGAAATAAAGTCGGAGTAGGGAAGAGCACTGTTCGCAAATGGGAAAGCGGCCAAATTGCAAATATGCGCCGTGATAAGATTGCAAAACTTGCTGAGGCACTGAATACCACTCCCGCTTACCTAATGGGTTGGGAGGAATCCTCCGCTCCCGCCATCCCCGGCATCGAGCACCCCACCTTCCACGCCGTCCCTCTCCTGGGCGAGATCGCCTGTGGGGAGCCCATCCTCGCCGAGGAAAACCTCGAAGGCAAGGTGCAGGTGGATGGGGGAGTGGCCTGCGATTTTGCCCTCCGCTGTAAAGGCGACAGCATGGCTCCCCGGCTGCTGGATGGCGATTTGGTCTTTATCCGCCAGCAGCCATCCGTGGATAACGGTCAGATCGCCGCTGTCCTCATTGATACCGAAGCCACCCTCAAGCATGTCTATGTCAGCCCTTCCAGTATCCAGCTGGTGGCAGAGAACCCCGCCTATGCGCCCATCGTCCTCACTGGTGAGGATGCAGAGAACGCCCGCATTCTGGGCAAAGCAGTAGCCTACCGGCGTATGATTTGAATAACATAGATCAATGCCGTACACAAACGGCTCCAATAATCTACGAAGGAGAGTTAACAGTGGTAGCATTAGCCTTTTTAGCCGTATTTGTGTTCATTATGTTCTGCGTTTTTGTGGTCGCTAAGATCTATCGGGGTTTTCAATCCGATGAGAGCCAAAAAGGCAGCAATGTCATACCGTGGCTTGCTGTCGGCTTTGGTATCATCCTCTTCTGTTTCGTCCCACTTATTGTTTACATTTGCAAAGGCGGGCTGTCTGGCATGGCGTTTGTAGATGCAGTCGTTCACATCGTTGATATGGTTTTTTCCGGCGAAACAGATATTACATCCACCTTTATCGGTTTGATCCTTGTCTATGCTTTCATTATGTATGTTATCAGGATAGGCCAGATCTTCACAGGTGAAAAGAAATAG